GTTACATCGAGCTTACTTTGAAAAGATCGGTGTTAATCCATCCTTTGAAACAGTGTTTTCTCAGCTTGTATACTTGTATGGTGATGATAACATCTTCGCCTTAGATGACGATTTTTCATACCTTTGTGATGAAAGCTTCTTGGCCAATCACTTAGGATTATATGGTTTGAAATTGAAATTTTTTTATGGTGGTTTGGATGCAGATCTGTCGACTTTATCTTTTCTAGGTGCATCTTTTAAGTGTATCGATGGAATATATTTTCCGCAGTATGATATCCAGCGTTTAGCAACCACTATGATTTATGAAAAATCGTCTTTGACCTTGGGTCAACATTTATCTAAAGCCTTTACATTAATGGTTATGTCCCGTCCATCTGACGAGTTTATGATCTTTTATGAGGCATACAATCATCTTGTTCACAGTTTTGAAGTATGTAATTCAAATGACCCCACCACGAGGGGGTTTGCCTTCGTCGGCTTACCCGAATTATCGTCAATTGACGCTTTTTACCTCGGAAGTGAGAGTTCTAATATTGAAGATCTAGTTTTATGTTTTTTACCAGATCTTTTAGACTCTTTTTGAATTATAGAAAAGTATATTGGTTTTAGTACGTTTAAACGGATTTTTCCATAATAAAAAAGAATATTGCTTGTTTCATCGTATATCTTAGGAGGGTCTCCGAAACAAAAACGGCCCGTTTTAAAAGATGGCTACGCGTAAACAAGCTACTAAGTCTGTTGGAGCTAAGGTTCGAAGAAACCGAAAGCGCCGACAAGTTAATAAACCACCGCAATCCAGAAATACTGGTTTGGGATGGACTCAAATGTCAGGGATGCAATCTTTGCCTAAAAAGCGTAGAAGCCGTAGACCTGGTCGTACGACTAGAAATGCGGCGCTTGCTGGTAAAGGATCAACCAGAAACTCCTCCTCTAATAGACGAGAGTGGGTTATTTCTGAAGATGAATATATTGGTGCTGTTACTGTCGCCAATCAGCCAAATTTTAACAATGTTTCTTATCCTGTTAATCCAGGGCAAGTTACGTCGTTTCCATGGCTCAGCACTGTTGCCTCTCGTTTTGAAAAATATCACTTTGAATTTTTAGAGTTTTATTATAAACGTGAAGTTAGTGAATTTGCTACAAATGGTCAGGTGGGTAAAGTTATGTTATCATTTGACGCTGATGCGTCCGATGCACCGCCTGGCACTAAAACACAAATTGAAGCTACTGAGCCTCACAGGGATGGAATGCCCTGTGAAAATATTCGTTTGGTTATCCCTCCAAAGATGTTTAATAAATTTAATGACGGTTATTTTATCCGTCCTGCTGGTCTTCCAGGAGCTGCTGATATTAAAACTTATGATATCGGTAATTTGAATATTGCTACTCAAGGTATTTTAAATAATGTTGAGATAGGCGAATTACATGTTCGTTATCGTGTTAAGCTCATGATTCCTGTTATAGAAAAT